TGCCACTCCTCCAACCTGCAGGTGTGCTGAGTGTTGTTGTCAGAACGCGCGGGGATCAGACCATTGATCCCGCGGGTTACGGCAGCAGCGCCGCCGGAACCGGCCACGAGAAAAACAGCAGAGTTTCCCTTGATGACTGCCTCAGTGACGGTGCACTGACGCAGCCAGCTCATGCCTTCCTCGAACTCGGCAACGAGCTCCTGTCGATACTGTTGTTGAAACGCAGAATCGCTCATTTTGGCACCTCTAAGTAGGTGGTTGTGAGATGCCGTCGTTGCGTCCGGGTTAGCCCTTTCCGGCGTGATTGCGGGTTGGCCCGAGTCCGATGGACCCAAGCGCCGCTCTCATGCCCTAGAGCGCCTGCTAGACGGTGGGTTGGAAAAACGACTGCCTATCCAGCGCCGTCGTGAGACGGGTTGGCCGGACCTGGCCGCCGTGGGTTTCAGGCTCCGCGAGCCCGAACTTTTTCGCGCGCTTGCAGCAATTCGCGATAGCGCGCCTGCATGGCCTCATCCTTGAAGTAGCCACGCCGATCTTCTTTCATCCGCTTTTCGATAGCGGCGATCTCTTCGTCGATTGTCCTGCCGGAATTGTCCCCGCTCTCGACAACGGTTGCAGCAGGGTTGATCTCGCTCACGAGGCTGGACAGCCAGCGCACCATGTCGGGGTCGTTGCCGATGATCCTGCCGTCGGCCATCCTGCCGCCCATGAGACGAGCGAAAAGACTGCTCTCGTTGTTGATATCTGTGCCGCCCGGAGCCGTGGCGAAGATGCTGGCAATCGCATTGGTGCGGCGCTTGAAGGCTGGGCCGAACTCCTCCTTGAGGATACGTTCCGACTCGATGCGGAAGGCTTCGTCGGCCTCATCGAGTTCTGCCGCCTGCTGCTCCTGAAGATCCAGATACCAGTTGAGCGCGGCCTCGACGAACTGCGGCGTGGCGCCTGCCTGATGAACCGCCTTCGTGAATGAATCAACGAGCGGCTTGTCGGCATCGCCGAGAACGGCGCCGTCCTTCAGTTGAATCTTGTCGAAATACTCTTCCGGCTTCTCGGGAACGCCGAGCTGTTTCCAGAAGGCTTTCTTTTCGTCGTCGCTCGCATCCTTGCCGGGAACCTTTACGAGGCCGCCGCTCGTGAACTTGCCCTCAAGCTCACGGTACATGCCATAGATGCCGGACGGGTCCGCAATCCGCTGGAGCCGCTTCAGCTCCTTGGCGTAGACCTTCTTGTCGCCAGCGGCGATGTGCTCGGCGAGCTTTTCACGCCAGTTGTCGGGCCAGTAGGGCTTGTGGTCCTTGTCGGCCTTCTCCTCTTTGGCCTTGGCCTCTTCCTCGGCGTCGGCTCCGGAGACAATCGTTTTGCCAGTCGGCTTTGCAGCCGGTTCTGTTTTGCCTTCGGCAGATGGCTTAGCATCACCGCCCGTCGGCTCTGCCTTCGATTCCGTTGATGGCTGATCGCCATCATTCGTAATCGTCTGCTCCTCGTTGGTCGCGAGTTCTTCGTCAAGCATGTGGTCCCTCTTTCTACTTCTTCACAAGATCAATGCCCGTCCAATCAACGGGAGCCATTTCGTAAGCCTCGATCTCGTAGGGGTTGTTCCAGTAGCCGTAGCGGGCGAGCCACCAGAGGTAGCGGACGGAAAACCAGACAGGGCCATCCAGCGTCATCTGCGCGACATGCACGCGCTCGTGAGCGATCAGATCCTGCTTGTCCTTGAATTCCGGAAGCAGGTAGATCGTGCGCCATGGCATCGTGATGCCGGCCATGCCGATCTTTCTCATCGCCCTGGCGACGAAGCCACGGACGACGACGATTTTGCCGACGCCAGCGCTCATTTCTCCGGCACCATTTCCGGCTTGAGTTTGGATAGCTTCACAATCTGCTGCCCCACCGAGCGCCGCCCCTCGACGAAAGCCGCAATGCGACCGTTCGGATCGTTGGGAACGAAATTCGTGTCGTAGGTCTGGCAGGCTTTCTCGATGATCCAGTCGAGCGCGCGTTTCACCTCGAAAGGAGAGGGAGGTTCGGGTGGCGGCCCCATCTCCTCCTCATTCCACGCCACGACGGCGAGCTGCGCATATTGGACGAGCGACTGGACAGCCCTCACGTCCGCCCGAACGTATTCGGCGGGGTGCCACACTTCGCGTTTTGACATGAATGATTACCTTGCGGCTGCCGCGCCGTTGGGCCGTGCGGGCTGGCCTGCTTTGAGAAGCGCATCGAGGCCCTTGCCGGCCTGCTCTGCGACGGCACCGCCCTGAGCGATCTCGTCGACCACCTGCTGTGCTTCCTGCTGCTGCTGCATTTGGGCGCGAGCCTGATCGACGGCTTCCACCGGCTTGAACCACTTCGCTTTCCACCCGCTTGCGCGCATGGCGTCTCTCGTGGCTCTGGTGAAATCCACCTGCTCTGCCTGTGCTGGATCGACCTGCATTGCCGGCCCCAGAATGCGATCTCTCGTTTCGATGTAGGCTTCCGCCTCGGCCTGATCGGCAAGGTCTGCCAGTGGGCTGCGGAATTTGAATTTAATCTCCTTGTCGGCCAGTGTTTCCGGCATCTCATGGAGAGGAAATGCGCCAGCCTCCGTGAGGATCTGGAACACCGTGTCGCACAAGGGATCGTTGTACTGCTCGATGACCGGTTCGAAGATCGGTGACGACGAGCGGATATGCTCCTCCAGTCGGCGCCGGACCTCGAAGGCCGTCATCTGGTGGGGGATTTCGGGAAGCTGGATCTTGTCCAAGAAAAATCCGGCTCGGATGTCCTCGCGCAAAGCGGCGGCGATCGACTCGCCGATCGGGAAACCGCTGCGATCCTTTGTAATTGGCCGCAGAACCTCGCCCAGCCGCTCGTCATACTCCATGTCGACGGTCGTGATGCCACCGGGGTAGAGGGCGATATCGCTGCGGATCGCGTCACCTACGGCGATCAGCGGTGGATTGACGTAGTTCTCGCCGGCCTCACGCAGCGTCCTCATGACGACCTGCAATGTCCTGCCATCGGGCAGCAGGATCATCGTGGCCATGGAAACGCCGTAGGCCGAGCCGGAAACGGTCTGCCAGCGAGGTACGACATAGGGGAAATGATTCAGCCCAACCTCTTCCAGCACATGCTCGGCTGCGCACTCGACATAGAGGGAGACGTAGGGAAACTCTTTGCCGGTCCTGCTCTTGTATTGGTAGATCCGCGACGGGAGCACGATGTGTCGGCACTCGAACGTCTTCTCTGGATCGTAGGCGCCGCCTGCGGGATCGCACGCCTTCTTTACGTTCGCGCTGACGTTCTCCCCGAAATGGTGCTTGAGTTGACGCGCCGTCGGTTTCCACTTGCGGAACATGACATCGATTTTGCCTTCCGCGTTCTCGCTCCACGCGCAATCTCTCAAGTGATAGGAGCGAAACAGAAGGCCGTCACCCGCAACGTTCAGAGAGACGTGGATCACCGCGTTGCCGAACGCTGCGAAATCGTGGTCGGCTTCCTTCGTCGCGCGCACGAACTGTGCTTGGCGGTCGTAGGTCGCGCGCCACTGGATGTCCCTCAATTTCTCAAGGAACTTGCGCTCCGCATCGCGCTCGTCCAGATCCTCGTCGTCGACGTGGACGCTGAACCACTTCGTTGAGCGTGGGCGAAGATTTGCCGAAAGCAGGTTGCCCAGCTCGCGCCGCGCCATGACGGGGTACGAGGAGAACAGGTGATCCGCGAACTCCTCGCCCTCGACACGGTTGTATGTGAAGTCCGCGCGCTCGGGATAAAAGTTGAGCGCGATCTCCTGCATCAGGGAATCGATATGCTTCTTGCTGCTGAACTGGCGTTCGCAGATCCGCAGTACGTCTCGCGCTCGCTGATCCATGTGGCTTCAGGCCCCGAGCTTCTGACCGCTCGACCCGGTGGCCGCCCTGGTCTGGTCAGTCAGGATGGTTGAGAGCCTTCCACGGCGCTGCATGGCGGCCTGACGGGTGCGCTTGGCGGCGGCGAGCACGTCCGGGTCGGTCTCGGTCGGCATGCGCACCGGACGGGGACGCTGCTCTTCAGGTATCTTCACATCCGGAGTTTTGAATAGAGCTCCCATTTTTCGGCTTTCCTTTCACGTATTGGTGGGTTCTGGAGGGCTGGTACGCGAAATGCACATGCAGCGTCCGCTTTGCCGGAGCGGTGCGCTGGTCCTTGCGGAACTCGTCGATCTCGTATTCGACAGGAGGTGGCGGCAACGCTCGTGGTGAGCGGTTTCTAGCGTCGACCATAGTGTCGCTTGGCGTTGGCGTAGTGCAGGATCACCTTCGGCGGTGTCGAGCGCTCCTTGCGGCTTTCCCGCACGATGGCCGGGAACAGCGACGTGAGCGCCCAGATCATCGCATCGGCGCGGTCCGGCGAGCGGTCGCCCCGATATCCCGCCGTGGTCATGGCGCAAAGCTGATACTCAAGATCCGGAAACCGCCCGACCAGTGAGATCTTCCCTTGCGCGAACAGCGCCGCGACGGGCTCTGCTCTCACCACCTTCCCGCGTGAAGCTGTGACCTCACGGAACGGGATCGGTAGTCCATTGTCGGCAACAGCGGTGCGGATTACCTCGCGCACCATCGCCCCGCCGAAATTGACCTCTGCGACCACGGCATCGGCGCGGTGCCGATCAAAAGCCGAGGCGACGATGGTCTTCCACTTGTCGGGGCCGAACCGGCCTGACAGATCCTCCAGCACGTAGCCGCGGCCATCCGTGCCAAGGCCGGCGACAACGATGCCGATCTCATCCGAGCGCAGATCTTCCGGGCCGGAGCATCCCGACGGATCGACCGCGATGATGACCCGCTGCATTTCCGGTGGCGCACGGTCGAGGAGCCGCCCGTTGTCGAGCATTTCCGGCGTCCACAGCGCCGTCTCGTCCTCGTCCCCGAAGACACCCAGCAGGAAGCGCTGGCGTTTCCTCTCGTCGAGGTTTTCGAGCTCCTGCAGGTATTCCGCCGGCAGGTTCTGCTCGTTGTGCTTCGGGTTGATCTGCAGGGACACGTAGTTGTCGGGCGCCGCGAGAGGCTGGTGCCGCGCGGGATCGATCTTGTCGATGAAGTACAGGTACGTCCAATGCCGCTTCGAGGGCGGGTTGCAGTCGTAGTACATCTTGAGCGGGAGCGCGGTGCGCTGCGCAAGACGGGTGACTGCGATGTCTCGTGACGAGAGCGGGATCTGCGAGCACTCATTCAAGAATATGCTCGCGTACTCCTGACCCAGGATCTTCTCAGTCCGCTCCTTCTCGTCCAGTCCGCCGAACCAGATCTCGGAGCCATTCGCCAGCTTGGCGAACCAGTCGCTCTTGTCGAGTTTCCATTCGGCGCCCGGAAAGCAGATCTGCATCACCTTCGGCAGCGTGTCGTAGATGATCGATGCCTTGAGGTGATTGAACCGAAAGCGCAGGACCGCATGACGGCTCGGACACTGGATGGCCCGCCTGACGATCTCACGCATGATTATGAACGTCTTGCCGCTGCGTGATCCGCCAAAGAGCATGCAGTGCGTCGCGGGCGAGCACAGCAGTGCTTCGGCCTCCAACTGCCGCTCTGTCAGCTCGCACGTAGCACCAAGGCGTTCCTTTACACCCGGTAGCTGCAGGAGGGACTTGTCTTTGCCCCGCGGAAGAGCAGCGACCAGCCTCTCGATTGCCTCCAGGTCGATAGCCGTTGCCGTCGACATGACTTGAGACTCAATATCCCCCGATGATCGTCTTCGGCTTGGGCTTGGGTTTCGGCTTGGGCTTCTTCTTCCCCGATCCCACGTAGGTTTTCATGGGGGCATCTACCATTCCAGGTTCCCTCGATTTGCGAATGGTGGTATGTTCCGCGTCATGCAGAG